GACCACACCGGCCATCCTGCCGGGGCAGGGGCCGGACCTTTAAATCTTCATTATTCTAAAATCAATTTTTTCCCATTCTATTCTTTTACACTTAATCAAGGGGGTAAATAAAATGAATCAGTCCGCCTTTGATCTGCTCAATGACAAGTACGGCCCGTCCCTGCCGGATCAGCAAGACAGCCGGGACCAGGGCTATGAGCCGGCCGCCGGCACCCAGTCCGCCCAGGATCCCCGGGATAAGAAACCAGATCTAAAAGTCCTGGATCAAAACAGCCGGCCCGAACAGATCACAAAGGATCGGCCACCCCTGACCCATTGGCAGGACAGCCAGGCGGTTCAACTGCTGTCATCATATTTGAAAGAGTTCCAGGACCAGGGCATCCATTTGAAACAAACCAGGAACGAGATACCCATCCTTTGTTTTAACCCGGGCCTGAAAGGCCAGGACCAGGATCCGGACCGCTGGTCCATCGGCACCCATGCCATGGAGCTTCTGGACTACGCCCGGGCAGACCTGCAGGAACTGATCTTTAACGGTGCCCTGAACCTGGAACAATACAAAGGGGTGTGGCTATGATCAGCGCCCAGCCTGCTTTTGGGTCCTTTCCCGGCGGAGTGCTTGCACGGTTTCGAGCAGCGCGGGCGTTGCCCCTACGTAATTTTATAAAATGGATGGAAAATGGAAACTTTTTATTTATTGCTTTTTCCCAGGCCCTGGTGACCTGCCGGCCGGCGGCAAAATGTTTTAAATGTTCAGATATGAAAAGCATAAAAAAAATAAGGATCCCAAAATGGATATGGCACACAATTTGAGTTTGATCCTATGCGGGCGGGGCATAAAAAAGGGGGACGGGGGTGGCCTTTTTTATAAACCCAAAAAATATATGAATAGATTATTTTTAAACAATAAGGATACGGCAATTTAAGCATGGCCAAAAATAAAGAAAAAGATATAGCAGGTCCGCTGCCGGCGTTAAAGAATCGGCGGGCTGTTTTGCTGCATTTACAGCAATCCGGATACAAGGTGTCCCGGGGCAAGCTGTACGGCGATTTTGAAAAGGGTTTGATCCGGATGGAAAAGGACGGATCTGTCCTGGAAATAGAGGTCCGGAATTATGCCGTCAATCACTTGGTTGACGAAAATCAGGATCTGCAATCCTTAAAAAACCAGAAGGAAGTTGAAAAACTGGACGAACAGATCGCCAAGTTGAAATTTGAACGGAAAAAAGAGCAGGGAAAATATATTTTAAAAAAAGATTTTGAAGCGGAACTGGCTGCCCGGGCGGCCGTGTTTGATTCTGGATTCCGTCATGTATTTAATATGAAAGCCAGGACCTGGATCACGCTTGTGGGTGGAAAGGCTGAAAAGGCGGCGGATTTTTTAGAAGAACTTAACGCCATGCTGGATGAGCAGCTGACCACATACGCCACCTTGAAAGTTTTTCAGGTGATGTTTTCTAAAGGGGACGAATAGATGAAAAATCCAATTGAAGTATGCGCGGAGATTGTACGGGAAACGGCTGCCGCTTTCCTGATTTCAGACGATGGTCAGACAGATGTCTGGGTTCCAAAGTCCCAGGTTGAAATGGATCAGGACGGTGGACCCGGGGACACCATTATTTTCACCATGCCGGAATGGCTGGCAGTTGAGAAAGGTTTTGTATGATTGGGTTTGGATATCATTACAAATTGCAGGATATACAGAACCACACATCTATTTATTTGCTCTGACACTGAGACACATGTGCAGGCAAATAACTTATTGCAGCGGGTAAACCGCTGAACCTCGAAAAGATAAAGGAGAATAGAATGGTTGATTGGTTTATGCAATTTTCAAAAGACACATTTATGTTTAATAGTTTTATTGGATTTCTTATTTATTGGGTTCCGTTATCTTTCTGCGTTTTTGGTTATACGGTACGGACAGCAAAAAATTATCAATCAGATTTAAAACAAAGGAAGGATCACGAAAAGAAAAAAGCGGCAGGTGAAGCAAATGAAAAAGATTATAGACTATCTTGGTATACTCCAACTGATACTATAGGCGATTTAATTGGAAGGGCAATAATTTCATTTATCCCTATCGCAAACTTTTGGGCTGGTTTGTTTGATTTAGCTCCAGATATGTTTAGAGGTTTTTTTGAATTCATTGGGAGAGTATTTGATATCCCCTTAGTACCAGAGCGTGCGGACACTTCGACTCGCAAATAAGCTAATGCACCCGACACCCTTCGGGGCGGGTGATATGCGCATTAACGCCATAGAGGAAAATTTAAATGTTATTGAACCCAAGGAAAGGCTAAAAAATACAAGTCTGGTATAGGGAAAGCGCCAGAAGCCTGCCCTATCATGGTAAGTCTGGCTTTGTTGTTGAGAAAAGCCAAGGCAAACCACGAAATCATCTTATCCATATTTTCAATCGTGGTGACGTTATTGTCCCATGTGGAAATTTAATCAGGTTTGAAGATAGGCGTTGATGAATGAACCAACTATTCAAAGATAAAGACAGGATTGAAATGACGCGGCCGGCGTGGTGTTCGGTTGAGTTGTGGGACACCCTGGTCAGTGTCATGGACCTGGGGCGGCTGCAGATTGCGTTTTCCTTTTCCCGGGCGGAAAAAAAGGTGCTGCGGAAACGAAAGCCCATCAAGGTGTCTGAATGGTCTGAAAAACACCGGGTCCTGACCATGTCGGTGTTGCCCGGGATCTGGCACAATGATGTCACGCCGTATCTTACGGGGGTCATGGATGCCATGGCGCTGCCCTATGTCCGGGAGGGCAATTTATGCGCGACACCACAGATCGGCAAGTCTGAATCTGCCCACAATTTTGTGGGCTATTGTATGGACCGGGCACCCGGGCCGGTACTGTATATTTATCCGGATGAAAAAACCGGAGTGGAAAATATCAAGGACCGGATCATCCCCATGATCCAGGCCAGTCCGCGCCTGAAAAAATATTTAACCAAACAGGAAAAAGACAAATCATCCTATCGGATCAAGCTGTCCCATATGATGATTTATCTGGGTTGGGCCAGGTCGGTGGCATCCATTGCCAACAAGCCGATCAAATACGCCATTGCCGATGAAATAGACAAGGCAGGATTTGACCCCGGGAAAAAAGAAACCGGTGCCCTGGAACTGATTGACAAACGGTTGACCACATACCGGTCCGTGTCAAAATTTATCAAGATATCCACGCCAACCGTGGAAAGCGGTAACATATGGCGGGAGTTAAACAATTCTGATGTGATATTTGATTATTATGTGGTGTGTCCCCTGTGTTTTCAAATGCAATTGATGGATTTTAAAGGGGTTAAATGGAATGGTGGGCACGAAGCAGACCCCAAAGAGATTAAAAATAAAAATCTGGCCTGGTATGAATGTGAACACTGTTCCGGTAAATGGGATGAACATATCCGGGACCAGGCTGTACGGAATGGTATCTGGATTGCCCGGGGTCAAAAGGTATTGATCAGTCTTAACACCTATCTTGAAAAATTCCGGCCGGCGGTGATCGGGTTTCATATCCCGTCCTGGATATCCTATTTTGTGTCGTTTGGTGAAATTGCAGCGGCTTTTCTGCTGGGGCTGAATGATCCCATTAAGCTGCAGGATTTTCTTAATTCCTATTGTGCGCTGCCATGGAAAGACATTGTGGTCAAAAAGGATGAGGCCGGGATCCTGGAACATAAAAACGATCTGCCGGCCGGGGTGGTGCCGGCAGATGCCGTGGCCCTGACGGCCGGGATCGATGTGCAGAAATATGGGTTCTGGTTTGTGGTGCGGGCCTGGAAAAAAGATTTGTCCAGTCACCTGGTCCAGTACGGATATATTACCACCTGGGCGGACGTGGATATCCTGATTTTTCAGACCCGGTTTGCTGTTGAGGGTAAAGGGCCTGAGTCCACCATGGGGATCTGGCGGGCGGGGATTGATTCCGGAGGGGGCAAGGACAGTGATGATGACTGGTCCAAGACCGAGGAGGTGTATGACTGGGTGCGTAAGAACGGCCGTAATGTGGTGTTTGCCATCAAGGGTGCGTCCCGGCCCCAGGTGAAAAAAGTCAATCCCCGGGTGATCGACAAAATGGCCCGGGGTAATAGGGTGATCAAGGGCGGTCTGGTCCTGTATTTTCTGGATGTGGACCAGCTAAAGGATCTGTTTCACTGGCGGCTGGGACGGGATCCGGGTCTGCCCCGGGATACGACCCTGAACAATGATCCAGGATCAGATCCTGTCAGACAGTCCCAGTCCATGACGTTGAATGCAGACACGGGCCTGGATTATGCCCGGCAGATCCTGGCGGTGAGAAAGGAAAAGGACCGGTCCGGGAAAATGGAGTGGGTCCAGATCCGGCGGGATGATCATCTGCTGGATTGTGAAGAAATCGCGGCGGCCTGTGCTGATCCGGAGTGGGCGCCGTCCTTGTCATAGCTGTCAAAAAAAACGGCGCGGGCGCCAAAGAAGCGGCCGGGCAAAAATAAAGGGTTTGTCAATTCATGGAAGTGAAACTGGTTTACAAGGGAGCAAAGGCGATCTGTTCAGCTGTGGGTGTGAACTGGAAAGAAATGACCTATTATGTATCTGTTAAAAAGCTGCCGGCCTTTAAAATTGACGGTAAAGGGGCCTGGATTGCCAGGCCGTCTGATCTGGCGGAATGGGTAAAGACACAAAGGGATGAAAATCTTGAAAATCCAGGTTAAAAAAACCATGGTTTTACAGGCGTTTTTTTGCCGCATTTTAGAGGGGTATTGACGATGGCCCGGGGTGACTATCAAAACAACTTGATAAAATTAATATTTTATTCAAGGCATTTCAATAAGAAAACCTTAAAAAATATCAAATAATTTTAAAAAACTTGAAAAAAATGTTTGACAATTCAAGTTTGAATATGTTAATAATTTATTCAAGATTAATCATATTTATAAAAAGGGGGGCAGGTAAATGGTTACAAGTATTGACGAACTGAAAAAAATGATCCAGGATAAGACAGTTTTAAGGGGTATGAGTGAAGAAATTATTATTAACAGGTCGGCAAATAATATTATCCGGATCCACGGCCGCCTGGTCGCCTGGACAGATCTGCAGGACATCCTGGTGAATGGTGAATATGATGTGATCCGGGATGGAATAAATATCATGGATAAAAAAAATCCAGACTGGGGCGGGGCCAGATTGCCAGGCCCCGGCAAAAAACTGGGACCGCCGAAAAAGGATCCGGCCAAGAAAAAAAAACCGGTGACCTTTTCCCTGTCCCCTGCCACCCGGGACAAGCTGGATGAGATCTGCAAGCGGACCGGCCGGAAACGATCCGACCTGATCGAGGAGTGGATCAAAGAAAAATTTTAAAAAATAGTTTTATTTAATTATTCACGGCCCCGGGGATCATCCCGGGGCCTTTTTTATTGGTATCAAAAAATCATGCAGCAGCTGGCCAGGGCGCGGTATTCTGGTATCAATATCCTGACCAGGTTCATCCGGATCCCGGTTGTTATGGTATCATTTAATAACATGTTTTGACGTGACGTAAAGCGACACATTGACTGACATTTTTTTGTGTCGGTTTCTATTCTGTTTAACCCCTTGTCAATATCTTATTAAATCTTTTTACGTCTTTTTAATATTCTTTTTTATCCTTTTTTAATTTTGCAAAAAACCCGGGGCTATAATCCCCATGTATCAAGTGTTGTCATATTGAAAAATTGAATAAAAGGGGAGTCAATGACCTATGTAACTGTTTTAGACAATATTCCCGCCAAACTGACCGCCGGGGTTTCGGTGTCCTGGTCGGTGTCTTTTTCTGATTATCCGGCCAGCGAGTCCTGGGAACTGACCTATACCCTTATAAAATCAGACACCCGGATCCAGATTGTGGGATCAGCAGATGGGGAAGACCACCTGATTGAAATTGCCAAGGCTGTCACGGCCAATTATGCGGTGGGTGAATATGAATACCAGGCCCATGTGTCCAATGGAACAGAACGCTATCAGGTGGAGGCCGGTATTATTGAGGTTGTCACGGATTTTGCCACCCAGGAAAGCGGATATGATGCCCGGTCCGACAACAAAAAAATTCTGGACGCCCTGTCCGCCGCCATTGTGGGGCGGGCCGATAAAACACAGATGACCCAGTCTGTGGGAGGGATCCAGGTGCAGCATATGACCCTGGATGAACAGATCCGGCTGCAGGCAAAATTTCAAGCCCGGGTCCATAAGGAAAATGTGGCAGCCGGCAAGGTTAGGCCCCGGCGGACCATAAAAACGAGGTTTGTATAATGTGGCCCTTTAATAAGAAAAAGAAAAAAAGAAAAATCCGGACCTATCAGGCGGCATCTATCGGCCGGTTGACTGCAGACTGGAACGTCCAGCCCACCAGCGCGGACGCGGACATCATTCCGAGCCTGAAACTGTTACGGGCCCGGTCCCGGGATCTGTGCCAGAACAATGATTATGCCAAACGGTTCATGAGCATGTTAAAGGTCAATGTGGTTGGGCCAAAGGGGATTCTGCTGCAGAACAAAGCCCGGGATAAAAACGGCAAATATGATGTGGCCGCCAATGAAAAAATTGAAACCGCCTGGAAAAAATGGGGCAAAAAAGGAACATGCACCATGTGCGGCGGGTATTCCTGGACCGGGCTGCAGCAGGCCATTATTGAAGCGGTGGCACGGGACGGGGAGGTCCTGATCCAGAAAGTATTGACCGGGCCTTACGGGTTTGCCCTGCATCTGATTGAAATCGATCACCTGGATGAAGATTATAATATCCCCAGGGAACGGATCAAGGGCGGTGTCAAGCGGGATAAATGGGGCCGGCCCATGTCGTATTTTTTGCTCAGTGATCATCCCGGCGATAATGCCGGCGTGGTCACCCGGCGGAACCATGTCGAAATATCAGCAGAACAGATCATCCACCTGTTTATCAAGGAACGGCCCGGCCAGACCCGGGGGGTGCCCTGGATGGTGACCCCGGCCTACCGGCTCAAACAACTGGGCGGCATGGAGGAGGCGGAACTGGTGGCCAGTCGTATTGCAGCCAGCAAGATGGGTTTTTTCACCTCCCCGGACGGTGCCGGTTTTGAAGAGGATGACGAAGAAAGCGACACCGGCGCCCTGATCAGCGAGGCTGAACCCGGCACCTTTGAGCAATTGCCCGAGGGAATGGATTTTACACCCTGGGATCCCAACCACCCCAATACCGCTTTTGAAAGTTTTTCAAAATCCATGCTGCGGGGTATCGCCAGCGGGTTGAACGTGTCTTATGTGGGGCTGGCCAATGATCTGGAAGGGGTCAGTTATTCCAGTATCAGGACCGGCGAACTGTCAGACCGGGACGCCTGGCGATTGCTGCAGGGCTGGTTTATTGAAAACCTAATCGACCTGGTCCACGGTCCCTGGCTGCCCATGGCGTTAATGTCCAATATGGTTGATCTGCCCTATCGGAAAAAAGAAAAATTTAACCAGCCGTTCTGGCGGCCCCGGGGCTGGCACTGGGTGGACCCCCAAAAAGAAATCACTGCCAATGTCGAGGCGGTTAAAAACGGATTTAAATCCCTGGGTGATGTGGTGGGCGAACAGGGCCACGATATTGACGAAGTGTTCGACCGCCTGGCCCGGGAAAAAGAACTGGCAAAACAGTATGGCTTACATTTACCCTTATTATTTGGAGAACAGAAAAATGCCGAAAATCAATAAGCAATCAGAAAAGACCATGACCCTGGGACTGGTCACCCGGACCCTTGAAGTAAAAGAGGATGATATCAATGCAGAAGACCGGACCATTGATCTGGCCTTTTCATCGGAAGAACCCTATAGCCGGTATTTTGGCATTGAGATATTGAGCCATAAAAAAAAGCACGTTGACATGGGGTTTATCGCGTCCGGCAATGCACCCCTTTTGGCCGGACATAATCATAATGACCAGATCGGTGTCATTGAAAAAGCTTATTTGCAGGATGGCGTTGGACGCGCCCGGGCCAGATTTGGAAAATCTGATCGAGCAGATGAATTTTTTTGTGATGTCCAGGACGGTATCCGCAAAAATGTATCTGTGGGGTATTACATCCATGAAATGAAACTGCTGGAAGAAAGCAAGGACGGCCCGGACACCTATCTTGTGACCAAGTGGAAACCGGTGGAGGCGTCCTTTGTGTCTGTTCCGGCAGACGAAACCGTGGGGATAAGATCAGCAGATGACAAAATTCAAACATTAATAATCAGAAAAAATGAGGACAAAAAAATGCCAGACATTAAAAAAGACGACAAAAAAGACGAGCCAAAAAAGACACAAATTGAAATGAATGCTGTCCGTGAAACCGAGCGCAAACGCCAGGCCGATATCCTGGCCATGGGCAAGGACGCCGGCATGGCAGATGAAGCCCAGGCCGCTGTAAGAAACGGCGAATCTGTGGCGGATTTTCGTGCCAAAGCCTTTGACAAAATGATAGCAGACCAGGCAACGCCTGCCGTTGATATAGACAGTCTGTCTGATCAGGACAAAAAAGATATTCAGGCATTTTCGTTTTTAAAGGCTATCAGAGAAGGGGCAGAGAATAACCTGACCGGTGTTGAATTGGAAATGCACCAGGAAGGCCGCGCCCAGTTTAAAAACCTGGGTGTATCCGCTGCCGGGCAGTTATCCATCCCTTACCAGGTCCTGGCCGCCAGGGACGTGACCGTGGGCACGGACAGCCAGGGCGGGTATACCGTTGATACCAATCTTCTGGCCGGATCTTTCATTGAGCTTTTACAGAACCGCATGAAAGTAAAAGAAATGGGCGCCACCATCCTGGACAACCTGGTGGGTGATATTGCCATCCCCAGCCAGGCAACCGGTGCCACAGCTGCCTGGGAAGGTGAAAATGATGCCAATGCGGAAAGCAGCCCCACCTTTGGCCAGGCCGCATTGAGTCCCAACCGGATCGGCACCTATACGGAAATATCCAAACAGCTTCTGGTCCAGTCCAGCCTGTCCGTTGAAATGATAATCAAACAGCTTCTGGCAGACTCCATTGCCCTGGGCATGGATCTGGCCGCCCTGCATGGCACCGGATCCGGCAACCAGCCCACGGGAATTGCCGCCACCTCCGGGATCGGATCCGTGGCCGGCGGCGACAACGGCCTGGCGCCAACCAATGCCCATATTATTGAACTGGAAACAGACGTGGCCGTGGCCAATGCCGATGTGGGCAAAATGGGATACCTGACCAATGCCAAGGTGCGCGGTAAACTCAAACAGGTATTTACCAATGCCACCTATGGCGAGATCCCGTTATGGAAAAACAGCATGTTGAACGGTTACCGGGCCGAAGTGTCCAACCAGGTGTCAAGCGCTCTCACAAAAGGAACCTCATCCGAGGTCTGTTCCGCCATCTTTTTCGGCAACTGGGCAGACCTGATCTGCGGGTTCTGGGGTGGCCTGGACATGGTTATTGATCCGTATTCCCTGGCCACCACCAACTTGACCCGGATCACGGCCAACACCTATGCAGATGTGACGGTCCGCCATGCCGCCAGTTTTTCAGCCATGCTGGATGCCCTGACCGCATAAAAAACGGCCTGTAATTGATATTGCCGTCCGGGTGAATACCTCCCGGGCGGCTGATAAAAGCACCAATAAAACAGGAGTAAAAAAAATGTTCAGAGATTTTGAAAACAATTTAAAACATGACCAGGTCCTGGATCCCGTTGTTTTAACGGACAGCGTGAACGGGGGCAGCATTGATATGAAAGATTACCGTCATTGTGTTTTTTATGCCCTGATCGGTGAGTCCGGCGATACCTTGAGCGAGTCTGTGTATGTGGAACTGGAACTGGAAGACAGTGACGATGATTCCACTTTTGCCGATTGCGCGGACGCCCTGGTCACCAATTCTGTGACCGGTAACAATACCGGCACCTTTGGCAAGATTGACGCGGCCGCCGAGGATGACACCCTTTATATGACCGAGTACAAAGGCGCGAAACGGTATGTCCGGCCCGTGGTCAGTCTGACCGGGACCCACACAAACGGCATCCCTGTGGCCATTATGGCATTGCGGTCCGGTGATCAGTCTATGCCGGTTACCCAGTAACCAAAAACCTGTAACCAATAACCTTTAATCTGGGATTGATACGATGAAAAAACAGAAAATTAAAATCACACGGGGCACCATTGCCCATGGTGTGGGCGATTGCCGCCCCGGCCGCGTGATGACGGTTGACATGAATATTGCCCGGCAGCTGTTTGTTGCCGGCAAGGCCGTCCCCTGCGAAATGAAACCGGAAAAGCCGTCCACCAAGACGGTCAAGAAAAAGGCAGCCAATAAACCCAAAAAGGCCAAGGGCAAAAAATGATCACCCTTGAACTGGATGACATATTGAAAGACGGCACGGCAGATACGGTACTTTATAATGACGGCACCGGGTCTGTCAGTGTGTCTGGTGTGGTGAATTATTGGACAGATGGGGCGGCGCCCGGGGATCAGGCCCATATCCTGGTGAAAAAATCCCAGGTGCCTGATCCTGATTATCGCCATACCTTCACCATTGACGGGGTTGTCTGGTATGTGCGGGCGGACAAAAAGGATAAAGGGTTTATCCTGGCCCAGGGTGACAATTTCTATTTATTGGCACTATCTAAAAACGAGAGGTTTTCACAGTGGCGGACGTAAATGTAATTTTGGGGGCGTTAACGGCGGCGGTGGCGGCTCACACAGCGCTTGAAACCTGGGCGGTCAGTGAATACGGGCGGGCCGTCAAGGTGTCGGAAAACTGGGACGCCAGGAAAGATCCTGTCCAGGGTGACTGCCCTTTGGCGATTTTGTACCCCCTGGTCAAGCAGGGTGATTTGACCGATGATCCAAAGCTGGTTGTTGTGGGGGTGTCCTGTGTGGTGTTTGATTCAGGGGTCGGGGACCAGTTTGATTTTGAATGGGATGACGGCCTGGAATGGAATGAACCGCTGGAATGGAACCCCGAGGATGCAAATGTCATACGGTTTGCCGGGGGTGCCCATGTTGAAACATTTCGTAAATATGTATTGGCAGCCATCAAAACGGTTCTGCCGCCCGGAATTACCATTGTCTCTGTTACCACGGATTATAACACTATTGAGCAGTTTCCGTTTGTGTCTGTGGGCATGGATATCACGCTGGCCGAATTTAAGACGCTTGGGGCAGATGCCCTGGAATAAAAAATCGTGATTCTACAGGAATCAATAAAAAAGGAGTAAAATATAATGACACAGCAGACAGGAGCGATGGCAAAGGTTTTAATCGGGTTTGAGTCGGCATTCAAGACGATTGCCACAGCCGGTTTTGTCATGTTCATAAACAGTTCAACAGTGAAAGGATCGTCCAGCATGGACCCGCCCGGCACCATCCGGGGCAATTTAAACCCGGTGGAACCGGATGACGGTAATATCTCTGTGGGGGGCCAGGTGGTGGTCCCGGTGGATTCAATCGCATTCTGGTACTGGCTGCGGCTGGCACTGGGGGCGCCCGTAACGGCCGGGGCGGATCCATATACCCACACGTACAAGGCCGGAACCACCAGGGAGTCCTTTACCCTGGAACACCAGTTCACGGAACTGGGGACCAGCAAATACATGCAGTATACGGGGTGTAAAATTGCGGCCATGTCCATGTCCATGGGAGATACGGGCGAACTTCTGGCCACCTTTGACGTGGTGGGGGCTGTGGAAACCATTGCCACCAGTTCCTTTGATGCAAGCGCCACCACCCTTTCCATGTCCCGGCTGAAAAATTCCCACCTGACGCTGACAGAGGGCGGATCCAGCATGACCAATGCCAAGGTGGTTGATTTTACCATTGATTTCGGCCTGGATACCACCCAGTATGTGATCGGCGGCAACCGGGTCCGGGGCAGTTTAAACGATGGTATTTATGCGGTGTCCGGCAATCTGGCGGCCCTGTTTGAGGATACCACCCTGCTTGAAAAGGCCATTAATGACACGGAAAGCGCCATTGTCCTGACCTTTTCAAACGGTGCCAGTTCAGCGCTTGAAATCACCTTTCCGGAGATCCGGTATTCCCGGAACGCGCCGGGGATCGAAGGCCCCCAGGGCATTGCAATCAATCTGCCGTTCATGGGGTTTTATGATGATAATGCAGACACCACCAGCATGAAAGTGGTGTTAACCAACGGGGAGGCCCACGCCTAAATGAGGGATACAAAAACAGCAGATCCACGGACCATAAACGGCAGAACATTTGAGATCCGCGCATTGACCCGGGGTGAAATCAAGGATTTAAGTGATTACGGATTTACTTATCTGGGCTGTCCCATCGTCCCGGATCAGGCTGTGGAGGTCCAGGACAAAATCCTGGCCATGCAATTGTCAGCAGATGATATCACATTTCTGGATCAGTGTTCCAACCGGCAGGTCACCGACCTGTGGATCGAGATCATGAAAGAAACTTATGGGGACCCGGATGAAACAAAAAACTTGTCCGGCACCTCAGATGGTACACAGATCAAAAAAGAATAGCATATTG